CTTTATCATTAAAAGGACGGTGTGGGATCGATACCTACAGGTGGTAATTGTCAAGCTGGACGCTATAAACGTAGCAACTATTTTACCGACATGGCGCAGGGGCAGCGCGCTGGGCTCATAACCCAGAGGACACTCGATCGAAACGGGTTGTCGGTATTTCATAAAATTGATTTAAACTTATATAGTTTATATCAATCATAGCACACGTGTAATAATATGGAAGAACAAGAACAACAACAACAAACCAAGCGCATCGAACAAATGAAGGAGGTTCAATCGAAAGGATTAGAGCTTTTCACACGAAAAAACGCGGATTACGGTGACGCGTTTGCGAAATATGGAGTGATTGGCGTCCTCATGCGGATTGAAGACAAAATCCAACGGTCGATGTCGATCACCAAGAATGGAGTGAATTTAGTCGCCGACGAAGGCATCCGCGATACACTCATCGATTTACATAATTATTCTGCGATGGCGTTGATGTTGCTGGATGAATAAAAATGACTTAAAAATGACTCAATATGGTTATATGTGTGTGTATGACGATTCACACTTGTTACGCACGCTCCTTTAGCTCAGTTGGTCATAGAGCACGGATCTTATGAGTCCGGGGTCACGGGTTCGAGCCCCGTAAGGAGCATTTTTTCCTTTCTTTTACACGATGAAATTTAAATACTAATATTATATATAATGTCGAAACAATCGTCCCGTCAAACTCAATCCGGCGCAAGTCGCCGCCGCCGTCCTCGTAAATCGTCAGCAGCGCGACGCCACCGCAAATCCGCGTCTAATGCTGCCCGTCGCACTCGTTCGCACCCTCGCCGCCATCTTCAAAGCGGTGGATGAGGCCAGGCCCCCCCTGTTGCGAATTAAATAACTATATAATTATTTGAATATAGAATATTGATACGTATTGTTGTGAAGACACATTTATAAACCGAACTAACGGCGAAATGTGGTACTGATTTGATACGTTATGATTCTATTATGAATATTTAGTATATCTATATTATAACTGCGTTAGATTGTTATAATATGGCACCGCCACCCGCATCTGTCCGTACTCGCAAAACGAACAAGGTGAATAAACCGGTTGGTATAAATAAACCAAAAGTAAAGACAACACTACATAAGAAAAAGGAAAGGGAAAATGAATCCAAAAAGAATAATAGCAGCAGTGGCCTAGATGAGAAAGGTAATCCATTCCCGTTTGATGATCCAAAAGGAGGCGGTGACCCGATTTGTCCGGGTGGTTATAAAATCGATTATGATTTTGACCCATTCAACGACCCCATCAATCCACCATTTCGATGTATTTCTGCGTTGAAAGACCCATCTGACGGACCGTCTATCATAAATAAATTAAATAATCCGGCAAGCAATATTACGGATTTGGCTTCTGTAACAGCACCGGCTGCTGGCGGTGGGAAGAGCGCGAAGCGAATGCGGCGACGTAAGCGTAAGCATAAGCATACGCATAAGCATACGCGTAAAATCACACAACGACATAAAAAATAAGTGATTGTTATTATTATTGTTATTGTTACGTTTGTGATTGTCATGATTCTCTGTCTGTCACTCTAAAACCCGATATCATAATCATCATCCACCTTACCCAATCGAACCTTCTTCACATTATCCACACACGATTGAATCGCCAACTTCGGAATACCACATTTATCTGTATCCAGTCCAACCGATGAGTTCGCCTTGAATGCTTCGTCGATTTCTTCATTCGCATCTGTATGGCGATACTCTACCGCTTCTTGTTTCATCATCTCGTCGATATTCACGAGCACCTGAAACGCACTCGTTCCATAATAGCCTTCTTGACCGCACATCACATTCGCCGATATACCACGCATCGGGTCCAATTCCGCATGTCGAGCCGCCTTCAAGAACATCTCAGGCGTCTCTTCAAATGACGCTTTCGCAATCGGACCAATATCGTCGCTGTTGATTCCATGGCGGAAGATTGATATCATCGACGAAGACACCGTCATACGGTCACACAACAAACACACATGATGATAGTTAATTGGCGAGTCATCAAACACTTCAACCAGCTCATTATAAATCGCTTGACGCGCGGCTTCAATTCCAAATACGCGATACACTTCTTGAATATCATTACTTACGGTTCGTTTCGGGTCAATATAGTCCTGTCCAAGCATATGAAGGAGATTTGTGCCAGTCGTATCCAACACCCATGTATCCTTCTTTGTATAAACACCGTCCGACCTTACAAGCGTATTCTTGATCACACGCAGCATCACCTTTTTGATTCCCTTAACACCACGTAGAACGACATTATTCAGAAGTTGGTCTTGGAATGACTTAATCATATAGATATGGTCGGATTGGTCAAGCGGATTTTGTTTGTTGCCCGCTCCACCGCCACCACCGGACTTTTTACTTTGCGCGACATTCTCCATGCGGAGTCGAAATACGAGATTATCGTCATTATAATCCGAAAATGCGCAGCTCACTTCATACCCGTAACTATTCTTAATTGCAAAATGGATATCGTCCATCGTGAGTTTCTTGTCCAACATCGCTTCAGGGTCAATCTTGATACGGATAATCCATTTGGACTTCGTCGATGCCGATGCCGCCGACGCCGATGCCGATGCCGATGCCGCCGCACCACCACTACCACCCGATGGAACGTTCGGAACACCCGAAGTGCCAGCACTCTCCGAATCACGCACACACTCTTCAATCAACTTTTCAAACTCTTGATATTGGGTCATCACAGCGCGGTCCTGTTCTACGAGAGTATTCAAATCATCTGGGTCAAAGCATACCTCTATACTCTCCACAACCTCTGCCAATTTGGTATGCTCAATCATCGGGATGAATTCTTGAACACGCTCCGGGGTCGAGCCGTCGTCTTCCTTGAAATACACCGTAATCGACGGATTCTTTGGATTCTCTGAAAGCGTCAGGATTTCTTCGATACGCGGCACACCACGAGTTGCGTTCGACTTGGAAGCAACACCAGCAGAATGAAATGTGTTCAACGTAAGCTGTGTCGTAGGCTCACCGATACTCTGGGCGCTCACCATACCCACCATCTCACCCGGAGCAACAATCGACCTCTTATACTGAAGATTAATCACGCTGATGAGAATCGATAGAGCACTCCGGTTGAAACGCTTTACCAATAACAGCTCCTTCGGCGACAAGTAATAGTAATACATGACCTTGAAGAGAAGAGTGGGAGACGCATAATACAGGTTCTCGAGCTGGCGATATCCCGCTGAAATCATATCCATCGCTTCCAACGGCGTAATATCCACCATCGAATTCTGGTTGATTTGTTGCTGCGATTGGACATTATTGATAATATGCGTAAATGACACCGGCATCTGAACGCTCTTATTATCTGTACGGTTGAATACGCGTTCGATGATGAGGTCACGCATCTCAATCATGTTGTCGATGGTTTCGCGGATTTTCTTCATAGTCGCCGCCTTCTCCTTCTTCATCTTAGCGTAGGCGGTCTTGGTAAATGCGGTCGCTGCGCTTTCTTGCGTCTCGCTGGAATTGTCAAGAGGCATATGGAAGTGAGCATAGATTTCATCAAGACTCATTCCAACAAGGGGGAGGGACTGGTTTTCAACTTTAATGGTGTCGATACCGTCATCGCCGTAGGCGAATTGGATAATACGTTGCTTGCCGTTGCGGACGGTCATATCGTATTCGACTTTCAGGTCTTCCATGCCTTTGATCAGACGACGCTGGATATATCCAGTGGTGCTGGTATCGCGGACTTGAAGGCCGTTGGCTAGACCAAAGTTGAGTGTCTTGGGGATGGTCAAGTCATACATCTTCGGATGAAGAGCAGGATCAACCATCGTCATTTCGACAATTTCGTCTAGGATGACATCGTTGAGGGTGCGTGGTTCGTATTCATCATCTTCGTTGTTGTTAGTAACGACGCCGTCTTCCATTGACAAACCTAGCAACGCCGCCAACCTTTTTCCGCTTGAACCGCGAATAACCAACGTTGTAGCCGATGCGGATGCCGATGAATGAAGTTCGGCGTGAATATTTAAACGAGAACACAGAAATGCGATGTCTTCAATCAGACGAACATTATCCAACTTCACTTCAAAACCGGTGCTTGTTATGTGAATACGCGACGATACATACGCCGTTAGAAGTCCTCTAATATACTCTTTTCCAGCAATATATGCTTCATCAGGAATTTGGGTGTCAATTGCTTCACCAGCACACTTTCCGCGCATATAGTCAGCCGCATCAGCCTCATCCACTGCAATGTAATCACACACATTCTTCGCAACCGGAACAAAGTCGCCTACTTTGATTTCCTCCGTATATTTCTCGCGAAACTGTTGTTTCTCTTCATTCCAAACAAGAAGCGACTTGTTGGCGGTAACTGTTACATAACGTCCTGCTTTCGTTTTAATCTTGAATAACTTCTCGCCGGGGTCGTGACGCGTGACGGCGGTGATTGTCTCCCACGATACATTTCCGTCATAATCCATCGTAACAATTTTAATCGGATGTGACAACTCCAAGTATTCCATATTCTGCTCAGTCATATACTTAATCCTACTGGAATTAGCGGCATCAGCGGCGGTGGTGTCGATGTGCGCATCAATCCACTCGCCAATCTTCACGTATTTCGGCACTTCATTTTCGACAACAACAATCGGTGTTTCCCATGTAACCGACTTCACTGCCGTATCAATCAGACCAATTCGACCGCCCATCGCATGGAAGAACAGCTCCTCGGGCGACAACCCCGAAATAAACGAACTCTCGATGAATCCACGTGCCAGCGGTCCATCATCGAACTTATTGAAATGCGGCAGCGTCCTGCTGTCAAAACCATATGAAATACGCTTGCCTTCAATTGCCTGTTGTCCCAAACACGAAATCATCTGCGAAATATTCAAGTCGCTACCCTTCGACCCCGAAAGCACCAACCCAACGAAACGGTTGGCCGCATTCAAACTATTGATACCGATTTTCCCTGCGTCGTTTGTAGCACTATTCAAAATGTTTGAGACCTTCGCCTCAAATTCCGCTTCATTCGACTTCCCCGTCTTGTTCTCGAAAATCCCCAGATGGACTTGGTCAATCAAGTTCTTCACTTCGGTCTTCTTCTTCGTGATGACCTCCGCAATCTGAGTATTGGTCGCCTTATTCGCAATCAAATCGCTAATACCGACACTATACGCATGCGACTTCATATATTCCGTGATAATATTTTGAAGACCATCGATGAAATCAGCGGCGGCAATATTTCCGAAATCGTTACAAACACGCTGAATCAACCCGACACCACCGCCACCAAGAACACTCTTGTCGATTTGACCACGCATCATTCGCCCGTTCCTGATTTCAACCACATTATTCGAGGTCGCGTAGTCTTCCTTCGGATTCTTCTCACCGAATGCCTTCTTCTTGTATTTCAGCGTAAGTGGCGGCAAAATCTGCGACAATACGTCGAAGTTGCTGATATCTTCGCCGCTCTTGAATGCGGTTTCATTCACGCGCGGGTATGCCGCAAGCAGGTTCATCGCCTCACGCGGTGTGAAGCGAATATTTTCGCGTGTGAATAAGTAGGACCCAATCAACGAGTCTTGGAAGACACCGATAATCGAGTTATTGTTTGCCGGACTGATGAGTTGGTAGGGAACTGCGGCCAAGTGGCGCAACTCAATCTCGGACTCATCATCCTGCGGCATGTGAAGGTTCATTTCATCTCCCGATGAATATCCTCAAGGTTTCCCAAGAGGCTGGACTGTATCATAGACGCGCTCAGAATGGCTAGTTCTTCATCGCACACCAACACCGGTTCAGTCTCTGAGTGCCCTCCATAGTCTGCCATTCGACCGTAGGAAGTAACACTGCTGATTGCCCAATCCTTTACATTATTACCGTTGGGTTCGTCAATTAAACGAGTTCCTCGCAGACGTTTCCGTCCGAGAGTGGTAGTAAAGGCTCTAAGGGGTTTCCAGCAACAAGGTGTTTCGCCAAAAGTTGTTTTTTTAAGCAATATATGAATTCAACGGCCATATTCTTACTTTCTTCCAAAGTTATATGAACCCCGCCAAAATCACTTTTTATTTTATTAATATACACATACCATCCATACTGAATGTTATACCGTTTCAAAGGTTTTATCATATCATCTACATTCTCTTTGAATGAAGACAATTGAATATCTTTAAAACGAATATATTTTGTATCTCTGTAATGATTAATCAACCCGTTGGACACTCTTTTTCTACTTTCTTCTGAATGTGTAAAATCAGATTGTCCTCCAATTTTCAGGTTGTATCCATACGGAAATATGCTATTGTTTGAAATTATGTGATACTTCTCTCTTTCGTTTGCATTTTCAAGATCGCAATATTCTAAAATAACTACCGTAAAATCGTCCTTACCATATTTACGAATAGCATTATTCAAATAATGCGATTGATGTTTTTTGTTTGAAAATGCTTCAGATATATGAGTTTTAAACCGCCCAATATGACCGTATGGTCGATATTTGTTATGGTTCAATATATGAGATACTGCTTGGCCTACATAAACCTTATTTGTGGTTTTGTTTTGTATCTTGTAAATCTCACAATATCTTTTTGATGAATCACGTAAAATTTCATTTGATAATTGTATGTTTGTATTATGGCACGTCATTACTAATATAATATATGTAACTAACTTTAACAACTTTTGACTAGGAGGTAACACGCTTTTCACGCCTCCTGTTTCCGACAGAGATGTTTATCGAAATCCGCATTATAAGGTTTCGTACAACCCACATTCATACGAAACGTATCACCCTGATACATCACCCGCGCAATATGACACATCATGCTCATCCTATGAAGTGTCGGCTGACGGTTGAACAAAATCGCGTCGCCATCCATCATGTGGCGATGAACGATATCACCGTTGTTCAGCACAATATTCGCGCGGTCGGCATAACGAAGCGAAATCGATTCGCCCGTCTTCCGTTCCAGAATCTTCGCGCCGGGATACTCGTCAGGACCCGCGCGAACCAACCGAAGCAGGAACTTTTTATTCCGGTCATTCACGACAACCGGCTTCGTAATATTTTTCGCAATTTTCAACGGAATACCGAGTTCGCGAATCGACAAGTTCGGATCGGGTGTAATGACCGAACGAGCCGAAAAATCCACACGTTTTCCCATCAAATTTCCGCGCACACGACCCGTCTTTCCATTCAAGCGTTCCTGAATCGATTTCAGAGGGCGACCCGAACGCTGAGCAACCGGCGCACAACCCGGAATATTGTTATTCACTTGGGTGGCGACATAATACTGGAGCATCATATGCCAACCATCAATCACATTTGCCGGTGCGTTCTCGTTCATTTTATCTTGAAGTGTCGTATTCGCCTTGATAATATTCACGATGATGTGCGTGATATCGTCTTCACTCCTCTGCGAACCATCCATCTTAACCGACGGCCTAACAGCAGGTGGTGGTATCGCGAGAACCTGACACACCATCCAATCCGGCCGCGAAAACACCGGACTAAATCCCATGAATTCCACATCTTCATCGCTGATTCTGCGAAAGATTTTGATCACGATTTCGGGAGTCAGTTTCATCGACAGCGAACCGTCTTTGTCGGCTTCCGCGGCACTCCCCGCAATACTGGCTTGCGTCGTCTCTTCTAAAACTCCCTTCACGTTGTCCCATTCTGCGTATATTTTACCGAGTCCTGCTTTCATCGTAATCCTAGTTGGCTGAAGGCAGCCGCATCCGGTCTCCGTGTCTTCACCGCAACGCTTGATTTTGCTCGCAATACGGAACACCTGCGACCACCTCTCATCCGCAGGCAAGGAAAGAAACTGCTTGTTGGCACTTTTGCTGATTCGAAGTGCGCTACACTTGATACAAACACATCGCAAAATCTTCACCACCGTTCCTAGATATTGATAGTAAAACACCGGACGGGCGAGCTTGATATGTCCAAAGTAGCCAGGGCATTTCATATAATCCAATCCATCCGTCGGGCAGATGACGCCGGGGTCAATCGGCCCCATCCTTGGGTCGAACAAACCTCCAATCACCGGCTTATTATTCACATACGTTTCCCGGTTCGTAATTTCAGCGACAGACCCCTTCAATATTTCCTCCGGCGACATAATACTAAATTGAATTCCGATGATTTTCGAAACCGGAATAGTGGATGATGACGCCGCCATTGTTATGAACCTTGATGTTGTTTTGTGTTCTTATATACTATTTAGATTGTTTTCAATTTTGTTGAAAAATCCATTTTTTGAATGATAAATACGAATAGTGAGGCACGTCCGAAAAAAATTGAAATCGTTTCTTGCCATCGTCATGAATGTCAGCGAACAAGCACAACTACATTTACAAGAAGATGTCACCCTTTACCATCAAGAAGAACAAGAAGAATACAGGCAAAGGCCTTCGTCTCGTTGGCGGTGGAAAGCCTACATATAAGAAGCACCGCGACGATGAAGATAACAAAGGATTTCCTGAATCTGACACCGGGTCGGGGTCTGACTCAGAAGGTGAGAGTTCGGCGTCATCTGTTTCAGTCCAGCAGCAGCAGCACGAGCATCGTATTACTAACAAAAATGGAAAAAAAATTACAAAGAAAACCAAAACAGATGCGGCCAACATGGTTGTTGGAAAAATCGCAGAAGCTCTTGCGTCATCGGTGATTGCTGCTGCGATTGTTGGCAAAAAAGACAAAAAAAAAAGCAGCACCAGCAGCCGCCGTCGCAACAACCGCCGCCGTGAAGACGACAACGACGATGAAGAAGAAGATGACCGTGAGAATGATTTCACCGACGAGAGTGAGCACAATGAAGATGACGTCATCGAAAACAGCGAGAGCGACAACGAAGATGCAGAAGAATCACAGGATGAAGACGACAGCGAAGACGACGATGACGACGAAGACGACGAGAGCGAATACGACGAAGATGATAGCGACTACGATAGCGAAGACGACGATGACGACGAAGACGACAGCGACGATGACGACGACTATGACAGCGACAGCAGCGACGGCAGCAGCGAAGCTGAAATCGCAAGACACAAGAAGCATCAAAAGGAGATGGAGCAACGTTGCGAGAAAAACAAGAAGAAGCTCGCTGAAATCAAAGAGACGATTCAGTCGCTGACAACTACGATGTCGGCCAACGCTTCACTCGCCGCCAACAGGTTCATGAAGAAGCAGCTCGAAGAAATGAAGCAGAAGCAAAAAGACATCGAACAGCAACTCCGCAACGACGAGAAGAAGCGCGACAAGTTGAACGTCAAAGAATTCAAAACGCTTCTCAGGAAGAAGAATTCTACGAATGACCTTCGCTATTTCCGCCGCCACATGACACCCGAGCAGCAGCAGAAGGTCATCGCCGACCTGAAACAAATCCACGCGGTAAGTATCATTCAAAAACCATACCGGCTTTCCCTTTTGGAAACAGACATGCCGGTCCAATTCAAGGCCATCGCCATGCGAAAAATCAATTCGCTGCGTCACATGGAGCCAGGGTGCGGTGAGTATTACAAGGTGAAGAACTGGGTGGATACCTTCATGAAGATTCCATTCAACAAAACCAAGAACCTGCCGCTTACGATTGAAGACGGACTGGCGCGTTGTAGCGAGTTCATGGAAGCGTCGAAGACAACACTCGATACCGCTGTGTATGGACTCAACGACGCAAAGCTCCAGATTATGCAGATGGTCGGTCAATGGATTTCCAACCCTGGTGCGATGGGTAGTGCTATCGCAATCAAGGGTCCGATGGGAACCGGCAAGACTTCCCTCGTGAAGGAGGGTATCAGCAAAATCTTGGGTCGCGACTTCGCATTCATCGCACTCGGCGGTGCTACCGACAGTAGCTTCTTGGAGGGTCACTCCTATACATACGAAGGCAGCACATGGGGCAAAATCGTCGAAATCATCATCCAGTGCGGTTCGATGAACCCTGTCATCTACTTCGATGAGCTCGACAAAATTAGCGAGACTGCGAAAGGCGAGGAGATCGTCGGCATCTTGACGCACCTCACCGACACGAGTCAGAACGCGCAGTTCCATGACCGCTACTTTGCTGAAATTGACTTTGACCTGAGCAAGTGTCTCTTCATATTCAGTTACAACGATGAGAGTAAGGTGAATCCGATTCTACTCGACAGAATGTACCGTATCAACACGAGCGGCTACAACAAGAAGGACAAGACACAGATCGCACAGAAGTATCTCATCCCCAAGATTTGCGCGCAGGTAGGATTTCGTGAAGGTGATATCGTGATTCCGGACACAGTCATCGAACACATCGTCGAAAATTACACCGAAGGCGAGCAGGGTGTTCGCAACCTGAAGCGGTGTTTGGAAGTCGTCCATCGCAAGTTGAACTTGTATCGTCTCATCAAGCCAGACACACCTCTGTTTGAAAAGGAGATGTCGCTGAAGGTTACGTTTCCATTCTCGGTGACGGATGAGGTTGTGGATAAGTTGGTGAAACAGGCCAACGATGACAAGCGTATGAATTTGAGTTTGTATTTGTAATGGAATGGAATGGAATGGAATAATCAAAACGTATATAAACAGTACCCGTAATAATAATAATAAAAAACATCATTTTTTTATAGTATGTCATCAGGGTTACCTGCGATCCATGTATTCTTTAATAACTTCTGGCCTGGATTTAAAGAAAAAACGGATATCATTGACTGTACCTTTTTTGTTCAGTTGTTAGAGAAAACATACAACTCCCCAATTTACGTGACTTCAAGACCGGATGATGCTACAATATTGGTGGAGTCGATTTTTGGTAATTATTCTTATTTGAACTACAAAAAATGGCGCGCAACGATATTATACACAGGCGAATCTGACTACGCCAGCACACAAAATGTAGATAAATATGATTGTGTATTAGGATTCGAAGAGACACGAGGGAATTTCGTGAAATGCCCATTTTTTGTTATTTTTGTAATTACAAATCCGCAGATAATGAAAGAGTTAGAAAACCCAGCGCAATCCATTCCGAATGAAATACCGCCAAACTTTGCGTCTATCATTCTATCGAATGGAACTCATGGTAAGACACGTTTAGAAATTTACAATCGCATAAAAAATGAAATGCCAGTATTCTCAGGAGGCAAATACGATAATAATGTCGGGTTTGTTGTTCCGGGGAGTTATAACTCAGATGAAATGACAACGTTTTATCGAAGAGGGAAATTCGCGATTACGATGGAAAACAACGATAAACCGTATTATATTACGGAGAAATTAGTGAATGGAATTCGTGCGGGTGTTATTCCAGTGTATTGGGGAACTTCACGTGTTACTGAATTCTTTCATCCGCGTCGTTTTATTCACCTCAGCCAAAATCCGACAAACGAAGAGATTAACGATGTTATTCAGCGTATGAAACATATGACGAATGAAGAATACAACGAGATTGTTAGTCACCCAGTTTTGGTTCGGCCGATTGGAGAGATTTGCGACGAAATACTTGAATCTGTAAAAAAAATACTTACCTGAGCTTACCTGTGTCGCTGTCGTCCCGTGTGTGTGTGTTGCGCTTGCTTGCTGCTGATGTCTCGTGATCACTCACTCATCTCGCTCATCGTTATTTGTATGTCGTGATGGCGAATCACCAAGTCGTTTTGTTCGTTTTCAAATGCGTTGATTGCGTCTTCTGTAAGAATCGTTTCTGACAGCTCTCTTGTCAGATCATACTGCGCGACTCTGATTCGACTGTCGTCGCCGATCACAACGATGCGAATGTCTGTGTTCATCAACTGGTCAAGGAACGCGGGGTATTGTTTTTTGGGGTTGAACCGCTTGAATTCATTTTCCTCTTCTTCGCCGACGATAACAGCAGTAACTTGGTAGTATGACGGGTCCATCGGGTCTTTTTGTGTTTCGAACCACCATGATGAAGCACAGAATTCGACGAGAGCAAGCCACCGGCACCGCAACAAGAATGCTCGACATTTTTCAGCATGTTGAATGATTTCGCCGATGGTGTTTTCCGCCGCCGTTTTGAAGGCAAGAATATGCCTGGTTCGCAAGACACGTATGATGGGGGTGACTTGGTCTTCGATGAGACGCTTTGAAATCACGCGATGGTGTTCTTTGGTCATTTCAATCAGCGAACGCAGTTCTTTTTCAGTTTGGGTAATTTCAGGTTCAAGTTCTTGGTCATCCTCGTCGATGTCGGCTGCGTTCCGCATACCTTTGATGATGCTTCGAATTCGTCGAATCGCCGTTTTCTTCTGCTGCTTGTTGCTGACGAGCAGTTTTCGAATGTTTTCAAGTTGTTGGATGCTTCCGAGTAAAATTCCGGTCATTTGAAGGTATTCGCTTGACTGGGGCAGCTGTGTCATGCGATACACGAAGTCGTTGTGTGCGATTTCGCACATTTCCGCAGAAACGTTCGGTCCGCCGCGACAAATCCGACTTCTTCGAATGATCGCCTTCTCTTGTCGTCTCAGGTCATTTTGAAACTCGTGTGCCACGTCTGTCACAAGCTTGGAAATCTGCTCGATATATGTATTCAGTTCCTTCACACCTTTCACGCGAGGCATGAATATAGTCTCAACTGTTTCTTCGGTATGTCTCGTCGTCGTCGTGCTCATTCTTGTCTGTTCTTTGCTTTGCTGTCGCTGCTATCTATCCAAATATGAAAAAAACATTTCAATTTTTTTCATATTGTTCTCTATATCTCAGAACAACATGAAATATCGTAAGCGTAAGCGTTAGCGTTAGCGTATTAGACACCGGAATCCGAAGTGCGGTTGCCTCCACGCGTATTCAAGTAGTTGATTTGTTCAGGGGTCATACACACACAACCGGTGCTGGATGAATAGGGTGCGGGGCAGCATTCTGGCTTAAACTTATTCTTGGCAAACAACACCAACTCGCCATTTTTAAGGGGCTCGTCGGCAGTATATGCGCTTCCAGTATTATTGATAAGGCCATAACCGAATTCAGACGCATACGTGTTGGCTTTCGTGACCCACATGCCAGCGACATCACCATTTTGGACTTCGTTCAGGTCGGAACCCATAAGAGCCATACCTTCACGACCGTCCTTCTTTACTGGGATCGTTTCTTCGCGTGGTGCGGGCGTCGCCAAGCCTTCTGTGACTTGGGACACTACACCCATTCCGGTTTTAAATAAATCGGGTAAGAACCCCTCCTTCTTCACTTGGGCAGTAGTTGCGGCAATAATATCCGGCACAGGCTGTTTCTTCTTAATCATATCTTGTGCGTCCTTCGACGCGGATTGAACCGAAGTATCAGACCCAGGTGTTCCAGCATCACGATTCTCAACCCCTTCCAACAGCGAACCACCACGTCCCATCAAATAGTCAAAGACAGGATAACGGCAGCAACTACACATCATGTTGGCTCCAATAAAAAGAGCGACAACTACGATGATTACCAATTTATAGTTCATTTTATGAATATGATATTATACTAAATCAATAGATTATATTCTTCTTTCCTAAAACATTTCAATCATCAGGAGAAGGCAATCGACTGGTTCTTTGACGTGTAATTTGTCGCGAAACAATACCCAACAAAATAAGTGGAATCGCAATCGTCAAAAAAACCGCGATGGCGGCAATCGCAAGAACCCAGCCTACAAACGGAATATACCAAAGAACAATAATGACAATCACCATAATAATCAATATGATGATGACCAGTTCATAAATCGACCCAATCAGAGAATAAAACGACCATAACGCACCAACGAATGTCAGTAAAAATGTTGCGAGAATACCTTTTATTTTCTCGAAGAAATCGACCATCTTAATAAGCATATTTTGAATCGGGATGAGCACATTTTGAATACGGTTAAATACGGCTAAAAATATATTCTTGAGAGTGTCTCTCATCCGATTAAATAACAGCCGGAATTTCTCGATCACTTTCAGTATATTCTTGAATATTCCCATCACGACGTTGAATATGACATAGACCATACTCATCGGACGGTCAAATACGCCTTTCGTGCTGTTGGCACTACATTCCATGAAATTCTGTTTCGTATATTCCATCGGACTCACCCCCTCTGGTGCGTTAATCCACCCAGCAAAAGGCATCACATCTGGGCGACAACGGTATTCCGGCCAGTCGCGTTTTACATCAAGTAACTTATTCTGTAATTGGAAATATGTCACTGCCGACATAAAAATAAAAATAACGAAACATACTTTGATAATATCAATTCCATAACGCTCAGAGAATGTTTTATCCCCGTATAAATAATTCAGTCGTTCAAACAAAGGCTGTTTTTTCAGTTTTTCAAGTTTTTCGGAGAGTTCAGACGATCCTTGTTTCGCATAATCATGTAATGATGTTAAAATGGAATCACGAGTTGTAGTTTTAACCTTACCTAACGCTTTATCGCTGACTACTTTTGATACAATTCCTAAATCAATTAAATATGAATTTAATTTATTGAATATGACGGTTACGACAGCTTCTGCCATCACTTTATCGTATATACAGATATATTTTAGATATATTTGTATATTACAGACTTTTTGTTATGATAAGAACGAGAGATTACGGTTCAACTGATTCGGCATTCCATGTCCAAACATCACCATATAAATAAGAACAATCGCAGCTATCACAATCGACCGGTCTTCCGCGACAAGAGCCGATTGATTCAGCACAAACCGCATCATCATGTAAATAACCGCACCAATCATCGCGGCATGAGCCAGCATAATAGAACCGCGTTCGTAAGCCATTATATTGTATTCCTTAGTATTATTATACTACCACATTAGACTATAATTCAAATACTTACTTCCGCCCGAGCGACCGCACCATCTGTCCAAAAATGCCTCCCCACAGACTTTTCATCACCATAAGCGCACTCGACATCACGAACATTAACGTTGCAAAAATGCCCGCCAATTTATTTACTAAATCTCTCATCGCAATAATAATGCGTTGAAACCCGATAAGAATGTTCGAGAATATTCCGAATATATTTTTCACAACAAACAGTATCTTATCGCGGAGCTTTCCGATGAAACCGCGAATATTTTCCGTATCTTTCACGATTTTTGTGGCGACGCTTCCGACCAACGAAATCACATGATTCAACGGCATCATAAGGTATTCCATATAACTGCTTTGCGTGGTTTGAATACACTGCATGAAGTTATCTCCGACATCATGGCCGAACAATTTGGCAAAAGGCATTACCGCTGGACTACATCGGTATAGCGGCCAATTATCTTTTACTTTTTTCATGCCTATCGCTAAAATATTGGAAAGGTATAACCCTAAAAAAACGGCGATAATTATGATTGAAAAAATGACATCTGTTGATTTCATTTAATACGACTTCGAAATAACCGACGAGATATAACACGTCTCAGTTATATTACACGCATATAATAACTATACGTTGGCTTACGCCGCCGCAGACAATCTTTATGAGAAGACCTTTCGCATAACCTTTTTGATGTTGTATGCTATCATAGATGAGAGCGACTGACTGTGATGACGATGACGATGACGATGACGATGATGAGAGACTCGAAACGTTTTTCGTTTGCCGCCGCTGCTTCCGCCGCTTTGTGTAACATACGCGTCGTTGATGCTATTCGACTGTGCTTGATTATGTAAAGCTGTGAGCGACGCATTTTGCGCACCGGCACACTGAGGCCCACTCGTGCATGTTGAACCCACTTGTGGAATCGGAATTCTCTCTCCCGCACCACCCTTCTGCTGCTGGTGCGATTCCTGATATCTCCGACCTTTGTATGTGCGAATAAATGACCGGTGTTTGTATTCACGGCTTTTCTTACCACGTTTTGCGGTATGTTTCTTACGGCGTCCTCCGGATAGTGTATTCACAGCATTTAACTGGCTTTGTTGCGCCTTTACATTTTCCATCGTTGCTTGCGGTGTCGCGATATTTGCCGGCACTTGAATGCTTGCCGCCGCATAACTCGGCGCTTGCGGTGCTTCTTGTACTTTAAGTGACATGACCTTTATTCCTTCTTTTATTACGTCTTACTGATTATTGATATATATATACCTGCGAATAAAAATTGGTCGCAACGCGTTTGAAAGAAGTCTAAATACTATCCGCGTAATATATACATATCCGCGAAATGGACGACGAACAACGCATTCACCTTCAAAAACTCATCGAGGCAAATGGAACAGAAGACCATACCGAGGTTATCCGCCGCGTCAAGCATAGTTCGCAGATTTACACCGATGTGACAACGATGATAAAACTCAGACAGGATTACGGGCGTTTAGCCAAATCCAACCCCAAACAATTTGACGCGATTTGCGTGTCTCGCTGCGCCTTTCTCTTTAAGTTCTATACGGATTTATTCAACAAATTGAAAAAGGGCGAAATCGACCTAAAACTTCTGTTCAGGATGATACAAATCTTGCGAGAGATCGAGGACGGTAAATTGGACCAACATGAAGGTTCATTCGAAGTTGGTAAAATTTTGAAGAGTATTTACATCGATAGTGCGCTCAAACGGTCCGAGAATTTAGACGCAGAGCAGGCAAAGAAAGATAAAAAAACGGCGGCAAAAGCAGCGAAGACATCGAGACCGGCGATTCCAGAGAAAAAGATGAGCTGGGCCGATTTCAAGGCTGCGCAGGAGGCAGGGACCGCGGCAGCACCGGATTCATAAAAACAATATATCCGTTCAAATACGTCGCAAAGGATACCCACAGCATGTACGGCACGAGTAAATACGCCGCGAGGCGGCTCACGGAGTAAAAGGCACGGATAGTAAGCACGATGAATGCGAGCATCCCTAAAATCACGACGAAGCTAAGGTCCGGGCGTTGGAGGGTGAAAAAGAGCGGCGACCACGAGAGATTGAAGATCCACGCACCACAATAGTAGAAGAAACCGGCCGATCTCACGCCGGCACTAATAGTGTTGAACGCAGGCGACGAGAGAAATACGACACCCGACGCGATGATGAGCGCATACAAAATCGTCCATGCGATGGGAAAGACCCAATTGGGTGGAGTCAGGGGAGATTGCCTGAGAGATTTATACCATTTGGAGTTGGCGACGGAATCGGTGTTCATTTACATACTCAATACATTATAATGTGTAATATCGATATTCTCTTCGGAAATGCCAAGTTCCTTGAAATATTCGACACTTTTCGTTATACGCGCCATAAAATTATGTGCGCTACCTACCGTATCATAACTCGATTTACGGTCGATATCAAAATCCGCATCCAACGATGAACAGTGGTCAAAAAATTCAAACCATAGTTCGCCAAGTTTGAATGGTTTGTATTCCACATCGGGTTCGGCGTCATCGTCCATAATAAAACACTTTTTATATGCTGCGTATTCGTCATGCGCAACATATTCTTTCCTTCTACGCAGGCATGTTATATTCTCGTCTTTTCTAAACTCCGCAATCTCAACAAGTTTCGCGTTGAATTCATCTTCGCTGTTCGTTCGCATAAGCACATCTAAAATACCTTTATCAAAGCATTCATTTTGTTGATCGTAATTGATAGAGGTGTCGCGAATACCATAAATGAAAACACTATATTTGTCAAATAATTTCTGGATTGTGGAGATTGTATTGAACTCCAACGGAACACCCGCACTAACACCGAGTCGAATACATACGGAAATGGACATCTAGTATAATAAGAATATACGAGAGATGTGTTTAAGCTGTGGATTTGAATCGTATAGTGTAGGCAAACAAGTATAAAATTGAATGTGTATGTTGTATATCATTTACAATATACACAACTGTAATGCCACCCAAGTTTAAAATCAAGCCTTCTGCCGCCACCGCATCTACTCGCCCTGCCACCACCTCCGCCGTATCTGCTCCATCCCGTTCCAGCATATCGGCTCATCACAATAAAGGTAATACCCGCACCCTCCTTATCGTGGAATCCCCCGCGAAGTGCCAGAAAATCGAGACCTACCTCGGCAAAGATAAATACATGTGTCTCGCCAGTTTCGGGCATATCCGAGAGATTGCCAACGGTCTGAAATCCATCGCAGTCGAAAACGAATTCGCCATCAAGTTTTCAGTCATGTCGTCCAAGCACGCCCAAGTCGCGAAACTCCGTGCCGCCATCGCTGACGCAGCCGAAGTCATCCTCGCCACAGACGACGACCGTGAAGGCGAGGCTATCGCATGGCACCTCTGTCAAGTCTTCCATCTCTCGGTAGAAACAACCAAACGCATCGTGTTCCATGAAATCACAGAACCCGCGCTAAAAGCCGCCGTCGGCGCACCTCGCACGATTGATATGTCTCTCGTGCTCGCACAACAGGCACGTCAGGTGCTTGACCTCGTGGTCGGGTATAAAATATCTCCTGTTTTATGGACGTATGTCGCACATACAAATCTCTCAGCAGGTCGTTGTCAGACTCCTGCTCTTCGCCTCATCTACGAGAATTACAAAGAGATTGAAGCATCAACAGCAACGATGGTTTATACGGTCTCTGGAATCTTCACTAAACTTAATCTTACATTCCATCTCTCGAGAGAAATCGAATCTCTCGGAGGTTCTTCTTCTTCGGCTGAATCTCTCGAACTCTTCATCCGTGAAACAGCAGCGGCGCCAGATACAGGGTTTCGTGCGACGGTCGGCGCACCCAAGAAGGCGACAAAGGCACCGCCATCACCCTATTCCACGAGCACGCTTCAACAAGCCGCAAGTAATGAACTTCATCTCTCGCCGAAGCTCACCATGTCAGTGGCACAGAAATTATATGAGCAAGGATATATTACGTATATGCGAACAGATAGTAAGGTATATTCAGCAGATTTCGCAACGAAAGCACGAAGTTATATTCTCAAACGATTTGGAGGAGAAGGTACTTCGACAGATGATCTTCTTCTTGGAAATCTCTCAACGATGAAGGGAGCAAAGGCCACCGAAGAAGCGTCGGCAGCCCATGAAGCCATCCGTCCCACAGATATCTCTCGAACTTTACTTCCCCAATCGTGTCATCCGACCGAACATCGGCTCTATTCTATGATTCATCGAAATACGCTCGAGAGTTTAATGGCGCCAGCAATATGTCAAACTCTCACCATGGCAATCACATCGCCTGTCGCGGTTGCGGGTCAATCCTGTGAATACCGCTACACAGCAGAACAAGTCATAAAACCGGGGTGGAAACTCGTCACGGGTGGGTATGACCCCGAAGCAAAAGAATACACGTATTTCGCATCTCTCGCTGCCTCCTCCGTGAGCACCGCATCGACCGCCCACACGATGCCATTCAAACGTATCATGACCAAATGTTCGCTTCGCAACTCAAAATCGCATTATACAGAGTCGGGTCTCGTTCAGATGCTCGAGAGAATGGGAATCGGCCGCCCATCTACATTCTCATCACTCGTCGATAAAATTCAAGAACGCGGATATGTGAAACTCCAAGATGTCCGCGGTAAATCTCTCGAATGTAGTGAATACACCGTCGGCGCAGACAAAAAGATAGAATCAAAAACGGAAGTTCGAGAGATTGGTGGAGAGACAAGGAAACTCGTTATTCAACCTCTCGGAATCATCGTCATCGAATTCCTCATGACGCATTTCGCGCCCCTCTTTGAATACGAATTCACGAAGAATATGGAGAATCAGCTGGATGAAATCGCAACCGGTGGAATGATATGGCATGAACTCTGTTATAAATGTTGGTTTGATGTAACGACGCAATTACAAGAACTGAAAGAGCGAGGTGTCATCAAAGAAGAAATCCAAATCGATGACAGACATTCGTATATCATGGGGAGGAATGGACCGGTCATCCGGTGTCGGGTATCGGACAGCGACGCGGATAGCGAAGACGGCGATGCAAGTGAAGCGAGCGATGACGACGGCGACACGGGCGACACTGACGCCGACGATGGTGTATCGCAAACGATACACACTAGCGTAAAGAAACCAAAATTCGTATTTAAAAGTGTGCGACCAGACCTAGAATACTCCAAGATCCAGCGTGGGGAGTATTCTCTCGCGTATATGCTAGGCGAAATCGATGTAAATAGCGGTGGCGGAACCGTAGGCAAAACACCCACACCCACCGGGACCACGACAGCACCAACACCTGTATCTGTCGCAGGAGGCGGCCGCATGATGGGTCAATATCAAGGCCAGGATATTATTATCAAGAGCGGTAAATATGGAGCGTATATTGTCTGGGGAAGTATGAATCTCTCGTTAAAGCCGTTGTTGGGCGGCGGCGGCAGAGGCGGTAAATCCGAATTCGACCTCTCGTTACAAGACGTGATTGCTTTTATAGAAAAAACGACTGGTGCTGCGGGTTCGGTAGGCACAGCAGAAGACGGCGATGAAATGGCCAACACAACACCCGCTACGGCACCGTATCAAGGGCAAATTATGCGCACCATCGACGAAAATACAACAATACGATATGGAAGATATGGACCGTATATCTTTCATAAAACGGCGAAAATGTCGAAACCCGCGTTTGTCGCGCTAAAAGGGTTCGCAGAAAAACACGGGAATTATATGACGTGTGCGGCGGCGGTGTTACATGAGTGGATCGCGGCGGATGCGGCTGCACCACCTAAACCGAAACCGAAGTTTGGATATTTCAAGAAGAAGTGAAGAAGTAAATGTTATTTACACCACTACCGAAAATACTCCCAAACGCGGCGTATGCCCTCTTCCAATCCTACGTCACACTTGAATCCAAACAATTCTTCCGCCTTCGTAATTACCGGCCGGCGACACATCGGGTCATCTTGGGTCCTCGGCAAGTATTTCACCGCAAATGCGCAGTTGTCATCATGTCTTGACATCTGTAACGCCCGCCGAAACACATCCACGAGCTCGTTCATCGTGAATTCACAACCAGGATTGCCAATATTTACAGGCCCGACCGAAATAACATCCGTGCGCCGCGCCGCCATCATCGCCACCAACGCACGCACCGTATCATCCACGTAGCAAAACGACCGGGTTTGTGTTCCATCCCCGTAAATCGTAATCGCCTCGCCACGCTTTATCTGACGAATAAAATTGGTAATTACTCGCCCGTCATTCAAGTCCATCCGCGGACCATAGGTATTGAACAAACGCACAACCTTCAACTCTAACTCCGGGAACCGTTTCTGGTATTCGTAGATCAGCGTCTCCGCCACGCGCTTCCCCTCGTCATAACATGACCGCTCCCCCACCGTATTCACATTTCCGTAATAGGTCTCGGGCTGTGGATGAACCAAAGGGTCGCCATATACCTCACTTGTAGAAGTAAAGAGCATTTTACAGTTATATAAGACACAATAATCCAACACACGTTGGGTGCCGTTAATCGACGTCAAGAGGGTCTCCATCGGGTATTTTTTATATTTTTCAGGAGACGCAATCGACGCGAGATGATAGATTTCATCGACGTGTTCGCCAAATAATGCGGGACAAACCGGCTTCGTAATATCATAATCGATGAAATGAAAACGCGAACTCGAGAGAATTTGTAGAAGGTTGTCTAGGTTTCCTGTAATGAGATTATCCACACAAATAATCTTGTTTTCTTGGCTTTCATCATGAAGATACTTACAAAGGTTGGCTCCAATAAATCCGGCACCGCCGGTAACAACAATCGTTTTCATCGTGGTTGTCCTCCGTCGCTTTCCTCCGTCGCTGTTCTCCGTCGCTATATACACTATGTAATTATTATCTAAATAGTGTATAACCGACATATTCGCTTACGTAATGGAAAATATATCAGGACCAAATGACTTAGTCCCGTCATTCAAAATATTTTCGATGTTAATCATCATCACGATTGTCATCAAAATGATTTTTCAGTATAGTTATAATGAAAATGCTGCTCCTTCATTTAGCGATGTAAATAGTTTAACCGATGTTTCCCTTATCAAAGATGAAATCAAGAAAAAAGACTCGTCCAATATGAAAAAGGAGGTCACCGTATATTTTAAGTCGTATATCTTTTACTACTTGACGCTACTATGGACCGCTTGCCTCATGATTACCATCGTAAGCATCACGTTAAATAAATACAACCCAGACAAACCAGGTTGTATCATGCGAATGAGTTTGCTTAACGTGGTTCCAATCACCCTGTTCATGGCCCTTCTTGGTTGGATTATTTACCAAAACACCGTATATTATAAAAAAATCAACTCGGGACATGTAGCCGAAACGTATGTGACATTCGATATTGCGGTGAATATTTTACTACTGGTTCAGGCGGGTATCATGTACGCATATATCAATCAACAGATGCTTTGTTCGTCAGAGATGGGGCAGTATAGCGAGGCGATGTCGAAATATGGGCCTTATATTGCTGGGTTCATCGCACTTCTTGCGGGAGGGTGTATGACGCTAAATGAGATCATTTTACGGTTCTTTACAAC